CCAATTGTTTGCCCTTTTGTTGCTTTAGCAATTAATGCAGTAGCGGGTTTTTGTAAAAGTTTACCAGTTAATTTTAATGGAGCTCCAAGTAAAAATCCAGCTCCTGTTCCTACTCCTCCTAATATAGCTGCTAAAGAACTATCTTCTTGATATTTTCTTATAGATTCTTGAAACTCTATCTCTTCTCCTAATGCTTTCTCTACTCCTATTTCTGCAAGACCTAACAATCCAAATGATGCAGACTCACCAAACTCATAAAGACCTGCACCTAATGATTTAAATAAAGATACTTTGTCTTTTTCAATTCTATCTTCAGTTTCTTGTTCTGTTTCTCCTGTTATTCTACGAATAGGTCTTTGACCTAACTTATTTGAAGTAAAAGTAAAAGGTTCCGTAGAATTTTGTTGTTGCTCTTTTCTAAGTTTTAATAGAGCTTCTATTGCTTCTTGAGTAGGCATATATTATTAATTACCAAATTTATCTGTGTAATCTTCTAATGTAATAGGCGGTTTACCTTCTGATGCTCTTCGTTCATTTATAGAAATTAATTCTTGTTCTGAAGGAATCATTCCTATTCTATATAAAGATTGTATCATTAATTCATTTCGTAAAGCATTTTTATCTTGACCTTTGTTTTTTAAATTTTTATTTACAATATCAAGTATTTGAGAATCTAATGCTCCAGATTCAAATGATTGGTCAAAAGATTGATTTCTCATTAATGCAATATTATTCATATCTAAATTATTAACAGCAACATTAAGTTCAGTTTCAAATTGTTTTAGTAAATCTTTTTTAGTATTTAAATCATCATACAATCTATTCATAGATTCAAATAATGGTTGAAATGATTGTTCAGACCTTTCACCTTTATTTACTAACATTTGATAAGAAGCTATTCCTGTTATAAGGCCCGGATATTGTTCTACAATTTTACTAAGAAACTTAGCTTGTTTTTTATCTTTAGCATGTCTTCTTATATTGTTTTTTACTTCTTGTATATCACTACCTTCAAATTCTCCATCAATTGTGTAGTCTTTAGTTGCTCTAAATAATGTATTCATTCCTACATTTCTTTTAAAATCATTTACAATATCTTCTTTATTATTTATACTTTTTGCACTTATAGCAGCTGTTAAATTATCTAACTCTGTTTGCCTAATAGTATTATATCTTGTTTCTGCAATTAATTCAGCATTTTTAGCTTCAGCTTCTAATTTTCTTTTTGCAAGAGCAATATACTCTGGAGATGATTCTCTTCTTTCTTTTTCTAATTTAAGTTCAGCAGATTCTAATTGTTTACTAAATAGTTTAGAAGTTCTTTCTTCATCTGCTCTTCTCATTCTCATTATTTCATTTTGTCTAGCATTTTCTAATTGTTGTTGCCTTAATCTTGTGGCCATATCCATCATAGATAAAGACTTATCAATCTTTTGACGTTCTCTTTCTTGTTTATACTTTAATAATGAGTTTAATGATTGTAATGCTTGAGACATAGTATTATCCGAATATACCTAAATATTTTGTGTTAGCTTGTTGGTCTGCTAGTTTACGCTGGTAATCTATTTGTTCTTTTTGAGAAGCCATTTCAAATTTTGTTTTTTCAAAATCAGATAATATATCTGATAAGTTTTTTGTTAATCCAATATCTATATCTTCTAACTTAGTAGTATATGCGTCTCTTACATTTTTAATCATATCATCATTCATAGACATACTAGCAAATCCAGACGCTCCACTTATTGCATCTTGTTGTTTTTTTAATTGTACAAAATCTTGTTGACCTTTAGATGAAACTATATCTGAAGCTCTTCTTCCTTCAAATACAGCTGATTGTAAACTAGGATTAAGAGTTTTATTAAATGCGTCTTGAGCTTTTTCCATTTTTTCAGAAGCTAATTGTAAGTAATCTGATTGCATTTCTCCTTGTTCTCTAATATCTTTAGTTTTACCTATTGATTCTATCATGCTTAATGCTGCCATCGCTGCTTCTAAATACATATTATACCTACCTACTTGCTAAATCTTTTGGAAATAATTCATTCATAAAATTTTGAATATTTGTTAAATCTACTTCTTTACTTCTTTTTAAACCAGGTAATTCTATACCTAATAAATTTACACCAGCTGAAATATTAGCATATCCTTCTTTTTCTAGGTCACTTCCTATTGGACCTCCACGTTTTCCAGTTCCTTGTTCAAATAATTTTTTATATTCTTCAGACCTAAATTTTCCAGTTTTAGAATTGTATATTGAAGAAATATTTTCTTTTAATTCTTTTTTTAATTTTTCTGCTCGTTTTAAAGCATTTTTATAAGATTGTTTATTGCTATATCTAGATTCATCTTCTAATTTTTGAATTTCTTTTATTGACCTATCAACTTCGCCTAAAGCTGTTTCTGGATTAGCCCACCTTTTATTTTTTATATCAGAAAATCCTTTTACGTTTGATTTTGAAATAACTTTTGTTATTCCCATTTTTTCTAAATTAGATTTTTCTGATTCAGGTATATCTTCTATAAATTTATTAGAACCTTCTTCAGTTGCTACTTCATAAGCTGAAATACTATCTTCATTTATAATAGAATCAGGATTTAAATAACTTAATTCTTTTGAAAAATATGTTAATTTATTTTGTTCGTTATCTAATTCTTCAGGCAATCTTAAAGGACCTTTACCAAGATATTTATCAATATTTTTATTATCAACAATAATATCTTTTTTAGTAGTAACCTTGTCAATTAATGGTTTATCTATACTATCTTGTAACGATTCTATATCTGTATCTTTGCCATATATAGGTGAAAAATCTTTAGTAAGAGTTGGCATTCCTCCTAAACCTAATTGTAACGATGATTCTAATGTTGGAGATTCACTATCTAATGGTTCTCCTTGCATAAATCTATCTAATAAATCTGTTTGCTCTAATGCTTTTACTTTTGCTCCCATAGCAGCTACATCATATTTGCTACCTAATCTATTTTCACCTAACATATATGTGTCTTTTTCCTCTGTAAGAAATGATGTTAAAGCTCCTTTTTCACCTTTTAATACATCTATTAATGAAGCCCTATCGGGATTTTTCACAATGCTTACACCACCTGCTTTGCGAACTGCTTCAGGTAATGATTCTTCAAATGCTTTTATATTAGATTCTAATTCTGCTTTTTGTTTTAATCCTTCTCCAAATGTAGATGCTAATTCCAATCCAGAAGCGGCTGTTGCAAACATTGTTTCTTTTTCTTTTGCTTTTAAATCTGCCATTTTAGATGCAAAATCAGATTGCTGTAGTAAACTTTCAACACCTGCTAATTGCTTTGTTGTTTCCATTTGCCCTACTGCTTTAGACCTAATTGTTGATTTTATTTTCTTTGCTGATGCCATATCTACTATATACTTTTACTATTTAATTTAATAAACTTCCAACATAATTCAAACTATGTTGTATGAGAAGTTGTGCTAAATATAATATTTTGAGTTTCTCCCATTGGTTGAAAATTTATATTAATTCTATTTTTAAAAAATTCAAAATCTCTAGCAGAATCAATTCCACCAGTTGAATTAGAAGCTAATACTTTTACATTTACTACTAATTGCCAAAATGACGTATCATGAGTTTGTACTCTTACTAATTTACCAAAAGTAGAATGAGTTTGAGTAGCTCCTCCACTTGTTTGGTCTGTTAAAATAAATGGATGAGATGCATATATATCAACTCTATGAACTGGTGAAAAATATTTATTCGCTCCCATATCATCTACAGTTCCAACATGAGCAATCCCACTTCTCATATCTCTACCTATAGTAGATGTAGATTGGTCTAATCCAGATTTTGTAACATGAGAAGCGCTAGCTGTACTATATATTTGTTTTCTTCTTTTATTTAATCCCTTACTTTTATTTATTGAATCTGTATAACTTGAATCAACCATTAAATATTCATCTTTTTCTATCATAGATTGAGGATATCCATCATCTACCCCAATTCCTGTATTTAATGCTCCATAATTATAATAATTTTCAGCAACTCCACTTCTTTCATAAACATAAATAGATTTATCAACATCATCAGTAAGATTATCAACAGTAGGATATTCAGGTGAAGAACTCCAAGTTTGATGTTCATATGAATTATTATGCCTTGACAATAATGTCCATTTAACAAAATTTTGACAAGCTGGGTGGTCAATATGTTTTGCCCATGTACTACTAGTTGTGTCAGGATAACCAGATAACTCAACATTATTATAATAACTTCCAGATGCTCCATTTTGTTTATATGGTACTAATGTGCTATTTAAGTGACATCCACCAGTTACATGATAAACTAAAACATCATAATCTCCTATACTATGACCATATCCAGTTCTATCTTGACTAATTAATTCAAAAAGTTGAAAAGTTTCAATAGAAAATGTATTAGTGTTAGAAGGGTCTAAAGCATAAAATTGTATTTCATCTAAATTAGTATCAGGGGGAATTGTAAAATCAGTATCATAATTAGCATAACTTGTAGTTAATGTTATAGCTGATGTAGTGTATGAAGTTGCATCATCAAATACAAATTTAACATAATAAATATTAGTATCTGCTGAAGCATCTCTTAAAGCATTTATTCTTAATTTATATCTACCACCAGATTTAGTACGAAATAAATAATCTTTCATATTTAAATTAGATGTTCCAAGACTAAGACTTCTTTTTAATTTAACTCCTTGCTCATTAGCACTTGCTCCAGTAGCTTGAGGAGTAAATACTAAAGCTTCAGAACTAATAGCTATCCCATCTGTATTATTATTTGCTATATTTTTCCAATCATGAGAAGTATCAGCAAGGCTTGAATTTATAGAATTACTACCTCCATTAGTTTCTAATAATAAGTCTCCATCTGTACTAAATGAACTTGCAAATTTTTCAGAACTAGGTTGTTGAGCTGCTGTAAAAGGAGCTGCATCATCTATATTTTGAGATTGAGCTCTAACAAAATTGTCATCATATCTTGTCATAAAATCATCTGTAGATTCATTACCATCATTAGCATTACGAACCATAACAGTTAATATTCCACTAAATAATCTTTCTGGAACAGATATTCTAGCATAAAAAGGTATTGAAATTGTTCTTGAACTTGAAATTGTACCCATAACGATTACCCTGTTGTTGCTGTAAAATTTGTTGTGTGGTCATGATATTTAGTACTTGTAGTAGTAAAACCAACCATAGCATAATTATTATTATAATCAGCCTGACCACCTGCGATATGTTGCCCAACATAACTACCAGTGTGTTCAACATCCCATCTTAAAACAAAATGGTCATAAGTAAGTGTTTCATCTCCATGGCCCATTCCACCTGACGTATTAAATTGCGTAGTATCTCCTATGTGAACACCATTGCCAAAACCAAGTAAAAATAATCTTCCACTTACTGAATTATCAATTACCCCACTATTTACCATTGTTATAGAACCAGTACTTGTATTAAAAGTATGAGTTGTAGACCCATTCTTTTTAAAATAAATTTCATTTCCAGCAGCGTCTACAACAACATCACCAGCAGCATCTATTGTAAAATTACCATCATCTGTTATTGTTGCATCAGTTATAACTGTTCCACCAATAGTAAAATCAGTAGTAGCATCAATAGTAGTACCAATTACAGCTCCCGCAAATGTTGATGAAAGGTCATCACTAATTGTTAATGCTGTAGCAAGAGCATTTAACGAACTACCAGAACCACTAGCGTTAGCAGTTTTAAATACAATATCACCTCCAGCTCCACTTCCTTT